GACTCCGAATATCTCGCCTCTGTCGAGCGTGACCGAGCGACCAAGGACAGCGTGACGGAATCGTAGCTTGGTGACCGAAGAGAGCCTCGGATCCTTCGCCTGCACTGAGTGCGGCCGGGAACCTCGCCGCGACGAGCTCTGGCGCCTGTTCTTCGTGGACCTGGGGGAGGTTGCGGTCTACTGCCCCGAGTGCAGTGAGCGCGAGTTCGGGTCCGCGGACTAGCTCCCGCAGACCTGGAGCCCATATCCACTGCCACGTTCGACGAGCCTACTCCGTCGGCCTCGATTGGACATAGGAGCGGGCGCCTCGCCCATAGCAGCGCGTTTTTGCGCCGCGCGGTTGAGCGGGGTAGCTAGGCACGACCTCAAGAAACTGCGACTGCCGCGCCGATCGACGGCCTCAGCCGATGTAACGCCGCATCCGGCTGCTCGGGTGGATCGTGACGCCGTGGTCGATGAGCACCTTCTCGATCTTCGCCGGGATCTCCGCAATCGAGTTGAACGGGACCGGGTTCGGTGAAGTGATCCCGTGAGCGCTGTTCGTCTCGAGCAGGACAACCCCGCTGCCCCACGCGTGCTTCGGCAGGATCTTCCCCTTCTCGCCGCCGAGGTCGTTCGTCCAGAACCGCACCCGGACCTCAATCATCTTCTTGCCGTGCTCGGCTATGCGCGCTTCAACCTGCTCTGACACTGAATCCCCCTTTCTGAGTCATCTCACCGTCGATATTAGTTTGACTTGCCGCGACTTAGAGGTCGGCACCCTTCGCACCGTTGCATCGTCGACAACGGGTAGCGAGCTCGTCGTCGTGGTAGTGAGGTCTGACGGTGGCGGCAAGCGGGACGACGTGGTCGAGCGTGAGGTGGGACGTTGCGCCGCAGTCAACGCACCGGTAGCCATCGCGCGCGTAGACGCGGTGCCGCTGGTGCGAGCTGATTCGCAGTCGCGCTTGTTGAGCAGATGTTTGGTTGCGAGCGTGGGTGCGCCGGGATTGGCAAGCGGGACAGCGCGAGCCGCGGGTGCGCTGGCCGCAGTCGAGACAGCGCCTCGCTAGAGCCACCCGATCACCTCCACCGGCTCGGGCTGGTTCTCCATCGCCTCGAGCGCCATGCAGAGAGCGATGATCCCGTCGACGTTGTCGCTCCGGTGCGCCCGGTCGATCCGCCAGCCACGCCGGCTATGACGGGCGATCGCGTTAGCAGCGTGCTGACGTAGTTCCTCACTGTCGGGAAGGGTGAGCCGCCTCTCGACGATGGCGCGATAAAGACGGTCGGAGGCGGGGATCATGCGCACATCGGTCTGTGGGAACGAGACGGCGGGGATGCCACGTTGCTCCAGTTCCTGAGCGCCCTGCTGGAACCGCCACGGATCGAAGCTGAGCTCCCTGATCGTGAACTCCTCGGCCAGCTCGCGCACACGCTCGACAGCGTCGATCACGCCTTCGTCGCCGTGGTAGATCGAGACGCCGACGTGCAGCCTCTCGTTGATCCAGACGACCGCGGTCGCTGAGCGCTCGCCTCCGATGTCGACGCCGATCCAGACGTCCTCGCCGGCCGTGAACTCGGGCTCGCCGATGCATTCGTTCCAGGCACCCGCAGGCAGCCAATGACCTGCTCGCTCCGTCCACTGGTTCGCATGGAAGCGGCGGTAGGCGAGATCGGGCACCGCCTCGCGTTGTGCGGCCAGCCCCTCGAGAGTGATCCAGCTCGCAGGATTCGCCTTCTTCACGACTCGCGGATCGTCCACGTCACCGTCCTCGGGCACGCTCCACTCGAGGAAGCGCAGGTGCGCGCCGCGCGCATCGGTGACAACGCCGCGTCGTGAAACGTTCGGCTGTCCGAGCGCACGGCTGCGCAGCTTCCCGAGCGGGCTGTCGGCGCCCTGGCCGGCGGTGGAGATCGTGAGCAGCTTCGAGCCGGGGTGCTTGATCAGCGCGGTCGAGAGGGCGATGTAGACCTCGTCAGTGGCGTGCGCGTGCAGCTCGTCGACGATCATCAGCGTCGGCTGTAGGCCGTGGAGCCGGGGCGCGTTCGCGGCGAGCACACGCATGAAGCGGGTGAACACCCTTGGCACGCCCCGATTCGGGCAGAAGCGGAGCTCCAGGTGGCGGTCGACGACGTTCGGGTGCTCGAGGACGCGCGCGAAGGCGCTCGCGGCCTCGAACAGGATCCTGGCCTGCTCGCGGCTCGAGGCGGCGCAGTAGACGGCCGCGTCCTCGACGGTGATCAGGTGGTGGAGAGCGATTGCCGCGAGCAGCGTGGTCTTCCCCTGGCCCCGCGGGAGCAAGGCGACGAACTCACGCTCGGGCCCGGCCGCCGCCTTCTCGATCCGCTTCTGGAACGGCTCGAGGCGGAGCCCGATCTGCTCGGCGAAGCGTGCGAACGTCACCGCTCAGTTGTTGGGTGCGGCGAGCACGTTCGCAAGGCGGATCAGCTCCTTGCCCATCGCCCTTGCCTCTTCCGGGCCGCACCGGACCAATCCGACCATCTCGTCGTCGAGACGCGACGCGAGCACGATGTACGGGTTCTCGGCCTCGATGATCCCGGCCCAGATCTCGCCGGCGGGAACCGTGCGAACGTCCGCGTTGCGCTCTGTGGTCCGGCGCATCACTGCTCCTTCGGTAGGAACGCGTCGACGTCGTCGAGAGTTCGCAGCGGGCCGAACGACGTGCCGCCGATCGATGCGTACCAAGCGTCGTCCCGCTTCTCGAGCGCGTAGCCGCGGGAGGCGGCCCGCTTGCGCAGACTCGCCTCCCTGGACGACGGCTCCTTGCTGCGCGGCCTGGCCATTACGAGGCCGCTATTCGAACGGCTGCGTTCTGCCGCTCGACGCCGAAGACCGCGTTGCCTTCGAAGCGCACGAGCGAGCTGTTGGTCTTGCCCGCGTTCTCCTCGAACGAGGCGAGGGCGACCGGTCCGGCGTAGAGCTTGCCGAACGCCTGCGCGTCGACAACGGCGGCCGCAGGGACCGTCTTGGAGATCCGCCGCTGCATCCCGAAGATGGTTCCGGGAGCGAACTGGGCGGGCGTGAACACGAAGTCCTGCGTGCCACCGGTGATTCCGCTCACGGCCAAGTCCAGGGCCTCCGCGTTGGCGGGCGTCAAGATCAGCGTGTCCGGGCTGTAGCCGGCCGCGTAGATCGTGGTCATCGCCTTCCTGACCGAGACGAGCAGCGGGTCGGTTCCCGGGGCCTGGAAACCGCTCAAGGCGATCGCGTCCAGGATCAGCTTGTCCAGGCCTTCGTTGAAGGAGAGGCGGAGGTCGCTGCCGATGATGCTCTCGATCCCGCTCTGCTGGAGCATGACGTTCGGGACGCCGCTCTGGACGGCGGCCAGCTGCTTCATGCTCGTCGCGACCACCGTCACCGTCGACGCCGCTTCGGGCTTGTTCGTAACCGCGTCGATCGCGCGGACGACGGTCGCTGCCGACGGCAACGTCCGTGCGGTCTGGGTCAGCACGTTCACGCTCGTCGCGCCGTCATCGACCGGCACGCGCGGGAAGGCGGGCCAGGCGTAGCGCTGGTCGAAGCCGAATGGGCCTGCCTCGCGTCGCAGCGGGTCGACGGTGTCGACCGAGCCCGTCCAGGTCAACGCACGGCTCTCCGAGGCGCGCTCGAAGTCCTGCCAGGCGATCTCGGTCCGCTCGCCGGGGCTCCAGCCGGCGCGCTGGAACTGGCCATAGAGCGTCCTGCTTTCGGGCTGGCCAGTGTTGACGTCGGTCACCCGCAGGCCGCCGCCGTTAGCTCGCCCCGCGGGACGATGATCCGTTCGCTTCTCGTCAGGCTCGTCGTGGACGGCGTCCTCGACCTCCTGAACCTCGGTTGTCGTGGACTCGTCCACGGTTTCCTCCTTCTGGTTGGTTGGCTTTGTGCGGAGCTCGACCGATGCGGCCGGGTAGGCCGGATAGGTCGCCAAGGTGACGTCGCGGAGCGCCTTCACGGTCTTGACGGTGCGGACGTCGCCGTCCCAGGTCTCGTCGCCGACCTCGAAGCGGAAGCTGGCGCCGTCGAGATCGCCGCGGCGGACGGCCGAGCGCATGTTCTCGCCAAGCGGCGAGTCCGGCAGGTCGAGCTCGAAGCGGAGGCCGCGCTGCTCGTCGAAGAGCCTGAGCGTGCCCGACTTCGTTCGGCCGAGGACTTCGTTCGGGTCGTGGTTGAGGAGCGCGCGCACGTCGTCCTCGAGGACGTCCGCGAATGCACCGGTGGCGATCTTCTCGCGGTAGCCGCCCAGGTCCTCGCTGAGCGTGTCGTAGATCGCCGCGTAGCCGTGGACGGTGCGCCCGCGCGTGTCGAGCGTGTCGACGTTCACGTCGATCGTCCGCTGCTCGGGCGCCCTCGTCTTCGTGCTCATGAGATCAGTTGCTCCTTTCGTCCATTAGTAGAGAGCTGCAAAAGAGCGTCCGCAGCGTCCGCAGCGTCCGCACCTTCGGGGTCGAGGTTCTCCAGGCGGCGCACCTCGTCGCGGCGCATCCAGCCCGTGATCGGGTCGAGTGCTGCCGCGTAGACCTCGGCGCGCGTCTTCGAATCGGCGCGTAGGAGCGCGTCGAGGAGGAATTCGACGTAGACGGCGCCGGGGCAGAGGTCGCGGTCAACCGAGAGGGCCTGCTCGATCACAACCAGCCACGGGCGCAGGCTGTGCGTGACGAAGGCGAGCTGCTGCTGCTCCGTGTTCGAGTACGTGAGGCTGTCGCCCGAGGAAGCGCCGATCATCCAGGGGGGCACGCGGAAGATGCGGGCGATCTCAGCGGTCGAGAGCTTGCGCTGCTCGACGAACTGGAGGTCGTCGAGCGGCCCCGTCATCGGCGTCCACTGCATCTCGCCGGTGATCACGGCGATTCGGTGTGCGTTGCGGGCGCCGCCGTGGCGGGCCGCCGCCTGCATCGAGAGCGACTCGAGCGCCTCCTTCCGCGTCCCCTGGGGCAGCGTGATGATCCCGGAGGGACGGCCGCCGTTCTCGAAGAATGCTGCGGTGAACTCTCCGAGCCCGCCCGCTGCCGCGAGCGCGATCTTGCACTGCTTGATCGGTGAGAGGCCGACGAGGCCGTCCGTGGACATCGCCTTGATGTGGGTGATGTCGTCGGTGCCGTGCTTCGACTGGCGGCCCGTCTGCGGGTCTGTGACGGTGTAGAGCGGCAGCCCCGCCTGCAGCTCGACCGAGACGTAGTCCGGATAGAGCAGCCCCAGCTGCTCCACTCGCCCGTCCTCGCCACGGAACTTGCCCAGGAACGCATTGCCCCACAAGGCCAGGTGGCTGACCATCTGCGCGATCAGGTTCGCCTGGGTCGTCGCCGGCGCGGGACGGTCGAGCAGGCCCGCCAGCTTCCCTGAGCTGAGGCGCGCGCGGCCGGTGTCGGTGTGCCGGTAAGGAATCAGCGGCACCGAGGCGGCGGCGTCCGCTAGGACGCGCACGCAGGCCCAGACGTCTCCTACCTGCAGCGCCCGCTCCGGCGTCGATGTGTACGCGCTCGGCGCCCAGCCGTTATTGGGCCAGACGGGGCCGCCGTCCGGGATCGAGCGCTGCTCGGTGCGCTCGCGTCGCCAGAATCTCATTACGCCTCCGCGTCCCGCCGCACCGCGTCGCGGTGCTCGCGCCGGAGTTCGTGAATCCGGTCGAGGATCGCGTAAAGCGTCTGCTCCTCGCGCTTCCATGCCTCGAGCAGGTGGGCGCCCTCAGGTGGCGCGTTCTGGAGGCGACGCAACGCGAACCCGTGGAGGTCGATGAGTTCGGCTTCGAACCCCTGGTAATCCCGCGCGAACCGCGCCGCTTCCTCCGCGAGGTCGATGCGCTCGCCGTAGATCTTCGCGCCCTCACCCTCAGCCACAAGGACAGCACCGTTGAGCGTCTGCTGGAGCGTCCACAGAAATAACAGCTCGTCAAGATCGGGATTGAGCGGCAGGAGGAACTGGCGCTCCGTGTCGCTCAAGTCCGACCCGAAGTTCACGTCGAGGACGGTCGTCGTCAGGGGACCGCCATGAATCGGGAACAGCTGAGCGTCCTGGAACGCTGGCGTACTCGAACCGCTGGTTCTTAGTGCGAGCGCGTCGCGCGCCTCGTACGCCTTCTCAGGCGATGAAAAGGCCGGCATGCGAAGGCCGAACGCAAGGAACGTAAAGCGAGCGCCCTCGGGGCGGATCCAGATCCACTTGGGCGGCGTGGCGAGGTCGCCCTCGCCTAGCGCAAGCTCTTCCGCAAGCGCGTCGACGAGCGCGCGATCCTCTTCCGTGATCGCGTCGCCCTTCTCAATCCTCGAGAGACGTACCTGGAAGGCGCGGGCTGCTTCCGCACGGCCGAGGCGGCGAGCGACGCGGCGGCCGAGCTCTCGCTGCGAGAGCTGCTTTTGCTCACGGGCGTACTTCAGAGCTCCAGGGCTGATCGCTGCTGTCTCAGTCGGTGACACGCAAGGAATCGTACCACGCCCACCAGGATGGTGTACAGTGTCTCAATATTCTGTGACAGTCCCACCGCTTCAAACTGAGATTGAGATCGACGTCGAGCCCTCCGGCATCTACGGCGGAAGGAAGAGCCTCGAGGCCTGGCTCGCTTTCATGGATGTCGCCTCACTGGACGAGCTCGATGAGGAGCAGCTCAGTTTGGAGCTCGACCTCGGCCTAGAAGAAGCCGCATGAGCAAGCCTGCACAGGGTGGGTCTGACTTTTCGGGCGAGCGTGGCGTCAGCCTCGTCTACTCGACCACGGAGCCTCTCGACGAGGTCCTCGCCACCTTCGACGACCTCCTCCTGATGCCGGACCATGGCGCGATCTTGGTCGCGCTCGCCGGCATCGTCGCGAACTACGCGGACGGGGATGTCGTGTGGCCGCTGCTCGTCGGACCGCCAGGATGCGGCAAGTCCGAGATCGTCAACTCGACGACGGTGGCCCCGGGGGTCTGGGCGCTCTCCTCGCTGACGCCGCAGACACTGTTGTCCGGCTTTGAACGCAAGGGCGAGCCGGCGTCGCTCCTCTTGCAGATCGGCACCTTCGGGATTTTGGCCTTCAAGGACCTGACGACGGTGCTTACGATGGCTCGCGAGGCGAAGGCGCAGATCATCGGGCAGCTGCGCGAGGTCGCCGACGGCAAGACTGAGAAGTCTTTCGGTAACGGCTTGCGGCTCGAGTGGGAAGGCAAGCTTGGCTTGATCGCGGGCGTAACGCCGGTGATCGACGAGCAGCACACGTTCCTCGCGATCATGGGCGAGCGCTTCTTGCTCTATCGGATGCCTGAAGTCCATCGGCGTGATCTCGCCCGCCGCTCGCTCGCCCGCCGCGGCCATGAATCCGAGCTCCGCAAGCGGATCCGGACAACCGTCGGCGATTTCCTGGAGCCGTTCCAGGGCTGCGGGCGGCTCGACCTCCCGGAGAGCTTCCAGGAGCCGCTCGTCGAACTCACCGACATCATCACGCGAGCGCGGTCCGGCGTCGCCCGCGATGGATACTCGCGCGAGCTCCTCTACCTGCCGGAGCCGGAGGCGCCGACGAGGCTCGCGAAGCAGCTAGCGCAGCTCGGTGCCGCGTTGCTCGCGCTGGGTGTCAGCGAGGTGGAGACTTGGCGACTGCTGCGGAAGGCGGGCTGGGACAGCGTTCCGGCCGTTCGATGCGCGGTGATCGAATGTCTCGCCCGGAGAGGCGAGGCCCCGGCGACGATCGCCGACCTCCAGGAGGAAACCGGCCTTCCTCAGAAGACGATCGAGCGGGTTGTCGAGGACGTTGTCTCCCTGCGACTCGCGCGGCGCGAGAAGGTTGCGGGCAAGTGGCACGTCACCCCTAGCCGGATCGCCCGCGAATACTGGGCCGGCGAGCGCTCGCCCGAAAAGTCAGGGGGGTCTCAGAACGGCCGCGTCGAGCTTTCCGATGAGAAGATCGCCCAGATCGGGACGATGATGCTCGACGACCTCCGTGAGCTGGACGCTGCGTCGTGACCGGTTCGCTCCGCACCGCCCGCGAGATCGCCGAGGTTCTTGGCCTCTCGCCGGCGACGATCTTGGACATGTGGCAGCGAAGCGAGATCCCCGGCTACAAGTTCGGTCGGGCGGTCCGCTTCGATCTCGATGAAGTCCTGGCAGCGGGAAGGCCGGGCACGGGGAGGCACGTGTCTAGCGAACCACCCGCACCCGACCAGGGTGGTACTTTACGTGCCGTCTAGCGAACCGAAGGAGGCACAAAACGTGCAGTCGGAAGGTGATTCCCTTGCCTAGCGTTCAACGGGGGCAGGTCTACAAACTCGACGGCGGCTCCTGGGCGTACCGCTACCGCGACGAGCACAAGCGTCGTCGCCAGGTGGGCGGTTTCGCCACCCGCTCCGAGGCTTTGGAGGCACTCGACGACGCTCTCAGGACGGCACGGAACCCAGAACGTGCACGACGCCGGGAGTGGACTGTCGACGACCTCGTCGAACGCTACCTCGCCCAGCACCAAGCGTCGCCGGCGACGATCGCGCGCCTGAAGGCGATGCTGAAGAAGGCGACAACGGCTTTCGGCGACGTGCGCCTCCGCGAGCTACTTCCGGACGAGATCGGCGCTTGGGCGAAGCGGCTGCCGGAGGGCCACCGCCACGACGCGATGGTCGCCTTCCGGCAGGTCTTGAACGCGGCCGTCCGCTGGAAGCTGCTCGAGGAGAACCCAGCCAAGCTCGTCCCGAACCCGCTGCCGCACCGCGCCGAGATTCGCCCCTTTGAATCGTGGGATGAGATCGCGGCCGTCGCCGACGAGTTGGGACCCTGGGGCGCGATCCCGATCTTCGCGGCCGGAACAGGGCTGCGGCCGGAGGAGTGGCTCGCTCTCAACCGGCGCGACGTCGACCGGGAGGCCGTCACCGTGCGTCGAACCTTCTCCGGCGGCGAGCTGCGCGAGTACGGCAAAACGACGCGCTCCCAGCGTCGCGTCCCACTGCGCCAGAGGGTGGTAGAGGCCCTAGAGGCCCTTCCCCCGAGGCTGGACACGCAGCTGCTCTTCCCCGCCCTGAGAGGCGGCTACATCCAGCTCCATAACTTCCGGTCCCGCGAGTGGAAGCCCGCGATCCGGGCGGCGGGGATCGAGCCCGCGCGGCGGATCTACGACCTCCGGCACACGTACGCGACCTTCTCCCTGGCCGCCGGGGTCTCCCTGTTCGCGCTCTCGCGGCGGATGGGGACGAGCGTTGAGATGATCGACCGCACCTACGGGCACCTCGCCGCCGACGCCGAGGACTATGAGCGCGGACTGCTGGACGCGTTCGACAGGAGCCAGGCGGCCGAGGTCGCAGAAAGGAGGACACAATGACCCGCTGGCTCGTTCCCCTTGTGACGCTGCTTGTCGGCTTGACCTTGGGACTGGGAGCCTCGGCGCTCGCGGGAGAGCGCACCACTCGACAATCCTGTGACCCAAGAGTGATCTCGGCATGCTCGACCCTGTCGAACTGGTGTTACTACCTTCGGAGACAGATGCACTCGTCCGCGATCGAGGACCCAGAGGTGCGAGGCGCGTTTAGGTACTTCCGCATTTCCTGTGTCACATGGCGGGGGCGCTAGAGGATGCAACCGAGACCGTTTGGGCATCTAATGGACACTGCCGGGCTGAGATCGACACCGGCCTTGCGTGTCGAACAAACGCGCTTTAGCAGGAACTTCTTTCTCGAAGCCGACGCCCGGACTCGAACCGGGGACCCCTTCATTACGAGTGAAGTGCTCTACCAGCTGAGCTACGTCGGCGGGGATTCCAGTCTAGCGGCGGCCTGGAGGCGTCGA